TTCACTGCCTGGTATTCTTTCGAACGTTGCCAATAAGGAACTGCTCGACGGGTACATGCAGGAAGAACAAAGCTGGAAAGAAATCAGCCGCGTTGCGACTGTCAGCGACTTCAAAACCGTGACCAGCTATCGCATGCTGGACGACATGGAATACGAAGAGGTCGGTGCTAATGGTCAGATTAAGCACGGTACGGTCGGCGAAGAATCGTACACTCGACAGGCTCGCACTTATGCGAAAATGTTTGCGTTGTCTCGAACTCAAATCATCAACGATGACATGAGTGCGTTCGACGACTTGCGAAATCGCATCGGTCGAGGTGCTGCCAAGAAGCTGAACAAAGTCTTCTGGGCAAAATTCCTTGACAACTCATCTTTCTTCACGGCAGGCCGTGGCAACTACATTACCGGCAGCACGACTACGCTGCTGGCTGACAATGTTGGGCTAGGGTTGGCTCTTGATGCGTTTGACGCATTGCGAACGCCAACAGCGGACGGTAAGAAAGTTCCAGGCGGATTGTTTGGTGGGGCACCTACGATCCTGCTGACACCAGGTGGAGGCATCAGCCGAGTTGCTGAAGCCATTCACGTCAACACGAACATCGGTGGTGGAACAACCACTGCCGAAGCCAACATTCATGCGGGCAAGTACAAGCCGGTGAAGTCAGTGTTCCTGAACGACGCGACGGTGTCCGGCGGTTCAGCGGTTGCGTGGTACTTGCTGCGTGATCCTTCCGTTGCTGCTGGGATGGTTGTCTCGTTCCTCGACGGCGTTGAAACTCCAACTGTTGAGCAACAGGACGCAAGCTTCAGCACTCTGGGGATTGAAATGCGTGGTTATCATGACTTCGGTTGTGACCAGGCCGAATACCTGTGCGGCGTTAAGTCTAAGGGTGCTGCATAACAATTGTTCAAAACATGCGGGCGGCAATCGTCGCCCGCTTCTTCAGATTAAGGATTACGGATCATGGCTCAAGTTCCAGCGAATATGTTCTCGGCGGGTGGCACTATTGACTACACGCCAGGTTCAGCAGTTACAGGCGGCGACGTTGTCGTGCTAGGCAGTATTGTTGCCGTAGCGTTGACGGACATCGCAGCAGGCGAATTGGGAAGCCTTTGCACCACTGGCATTTTCAAAGTGCCGAAAATTACCGGTGCAAATGCAATCGGCACAAAACTCTATTGGGATCCGGCAGGCGACCCAGTTGGAGGCACAGCAGGCACGGGAGCAGCAACAAGCACAGCTGGTTCTCTCAAGCTGATGGGCTACGTTGTTGCAGCGTCGCTGAGTGCAGATGAACGTGTCGTTGTTGAATTGTCCCGAGCTTAATCGTGACAGACTTCGATGATGCAATTGGTGGCATGACGCAAGACCTGCTAACGGAAGCTGGCACGTCTTGCGTCTACAACCAAGACACGACATCAACAGCGATTACGATGCGAAAGTCGACGTTGCAGCCAATGCTGGTTGATAATGGCGATGGCGTTATTGTGGAGATGCGGCCTGTTGATTTCATCTGTTTGAGTTCAGCGTTTCCTCATGATCAGCCGCTACGTGGCGATAGCATTACTATCGGTGCGGAAACGTTTGAGGTGCAGGCGAGCAACGGAGAAAAGTGCTGGAGGCAAATCAGTCCGCAGATGCTCAGGATACACACTAAACAGGTCTAAAGATGTCAGTGGCAATTTCACCGTCAGTCGAAGCAATGCAGGCAATTGTGTCGCGAATAAATAGCGGCACATACCAGTTCAGTGTGCGTGCAAAGTACGGTGAAGCAGTCATTGATGAACTTGAGGATCTTGAGTTTGTCACAGTTGACGTGATTTCAGAAAGTGAACAACAGCTAAACGAGACAATTGATATTGAGGACCGCACGAGCCACCTGATTAATGTCTGGATACGTCGCAAAGTGAACCTGGACGATACAGCGACAATCGACCGATTGAAGCTGACAGTGCGGCAAATGTTTCAACGATTAAATGATTACGACTCACCGAACGGAAGGGTTAAAATTTGGGAACTCGACAGCGAATCAAAGAAGGTTCCGGACAAAACGCAGTTAGTTAACAATCACGTTTTCATCGCTGCGTTGATGCTGCGGGCCGAAGTTGAGGCAAGCTGATGGCGCGGCAAATAATAACGGGCGACAAAGAACTGGAGCGAGCACTTTCACGATTGGCGGACAAGTCAGCAGACCGTGTAGCACGTTCTGCAATCGGTGGCGGTCTGACAGTGTTGGCGCAGGGAATAAGAAAAGCGGCACCAGTTGGCAAAACGAAGTCATTGAAGAAATCAATTGGCTCGCGATTCACGCGGGCAAAAGGGAAACACCAACCAAGTGCAAAAGCTGGTATCAATGTTGGCAAGCAAAAAAAGACAGCAGAAGGTTTCAAGAAAAGGGTCAACGCACCTCACGCACATCTAGTTGGATTGGGGACAACACGGAGAACACGAACAAGACTTGGCGGGAAGTTTGCGGCAATTCGCAATCCATCGTCACGTCAGTTGTCGACTGGAACGATGCCGTCAAATCCTTTTGTTAAGCAAGCCGTTTTGGCTGCTCGACCGAAGCTGATGGCACGAATGAAAGAACGAGCGGCGAAAGCGTTAGCCCGCGAAGTAGCAAAAGTAAAACAATAAGGAGTTAGTTATGGCAAAAATTCGAGTCAAGGGATCGGTTATTAAGCAGGACATTGCTGCAACATTAACAGCAGTCGCACAGGTGATTGAGTTTTCAACCTCCGGAGCTGAAACGGAGACGTATGACTCAACAACGCTAGACACTATCGGTGCGGGTAAGGAGTACAGTGCAACCGGGTACGCTGAAGGTGGGTCGGTTGATTTCTCGGTATTCTTCGATCCAGCACTAGGAGGACATCAAGCGTTGACTGATGATATTACAACGCCAGCTGAACGTGATTATTCAATCACGTTTGCAGACGTTGATACAACAGCCTGGACGTTCACGGCAGCTGGAATTGGTGTGAACGTGACCGGTGCCATGAACGACGGATTGAAGGCTGATGTCAGCCTCAAGCTCGATCAGTTATTAGGGTATTCGTAAGGACGGAACGTTGAAAGCAGAGCTACTGAAGGATACGGAAGCAGCGCCATCGGCTGCCGGTGATGAGCGGCTTGTGACTATCAACGGGAAACCACATTTCCCGGCGGGCACAATTATTGAACATCCGCAAGCGTACCGGCTTGTAAAAATGGGTGTTGCAAAGCCGGCAGACGGCGAATGCGTTGTTGCAGCAGGCATGACGACAGAACAGCAGCAAGCTGCTCAGGTAACGCAGGAATTAGTCTCGAAGGGTATCCACCCAGAAGATTATCAGGCTTATCTCGACGGGATCATGATCGGGTACGACGAAGACGGTAAGTATATACCCGGACCGAATTACACTGAAGACGAACCAGATGGAGATGATGAGGAATGAGTTTAAGTCGCGAAGCGTTTTTGAAGCCAGTTAAAGTTCCTACCGAAGTTGTGAATCTGCCTGAATTGGGTGGCACAGTAACTGTTCGCGGAATGACAGCGCGAGGCCGGTCAGAATTTGAAAAGCAATTCCAGACCGCTAGCGGAAAACCCTCAAAAATGCGACAAGCTGAAATCCGCGAACGTCTTGTTGTTGCTTGTTGTATTGATGGTGACGGTAATCCGCTGTTTACTGATGCAGACGTTGAACAGATTGGTAAACAATCTGCAAGCATCGTTGAAAGAATTGTTGATGTTGCTCAGCGGCTTTGCGGTATGTCGTCGGCAGACATTGAGGACATTGCAAAAAACTCAGAGCCAACCGTAAACGATTAGTCGCAATGCGGTTGGCTGAACATGTGGCCGGAACTGTTGAAGTTGATGCGATGCTCGACCGGATGACGCCAGAACAGTTTGACGAATGGGCGGCGAAAGATTTAATTGAGCCGATTGGTTACCAGTCTCAAATGTTGGGGTTTATCGCGTATCTGTTGCATGTGTGGATTGCGAGCGGCGAAAGCGAATTGTCAGCAACCGATTTTATGCCGTGGATGGATTCAAAAAGTTCGTTTAACAACGCGGCGGCAAAGCAGATACTGAAAGCAACTTTAGGGGCTTAATAATGGCAACTCTGGGATCACTGGTTGTAAATCTGACAGTAAAATCTCAGAAGTTTGCAAAGGGGATGAGCGCGGCTCAATCCGTCGTACATAAGCTTGCAGCAACTACGGCGGCAATGGGTGCAGCGTCTGTGGTTGCGTTAGCAAAGACCGGCGACATGTTTGATAAAATGTCGAAGCGAACGGGCATAGCGGTTGATGAGTTATCACGATTTCAGTTTGCCGCACAACAAAGTGGAACAGACATAAACGCCGTTGAAGGCGGTTTGCGCAAGATGGCTCAAATGCTCTTAAACGCTGATCGCGGGGCGTCATCCGCAACTGACACGCTGAAGGATCTGGGTATCTCAGCAGGTAGCTTAGTTGGTAAGACACAAACACAGCAGTTCCAGATGTTTTCAGAAGCTTTAGGAAACATTGAAGATCCAGGCCGGCGGGCTGCGTTAACGATGCAAGTGTTTGGTAAGTCAGGTGCTCAATTATTGCCGTTGATAGCGGAAGGCGCGGATGGCTTTCAGGCATTGGCAGATGAGTCGGATAAGCTCGGCGGAACTGTCAGCAAGTTACAGGCAAAACTAGGTGCTAAGCTAACTGATGCGTTCAACCGTGTGCTGGTGGCAGCAACCGGCCTAATGCGAGTGATCGGTGAAGATTTGGCACCAGTCATAATACTTGTAGCAAATTACTTGTCAAAATCGATCGCGTTTTCTCGTGGGTATGGCAAGGCGATTATCTTCATCGGAACAGCGGTCGTAACTGCATCCGTAGCCTTCAAGGCTCTTGCATTATCACAAATTGCTTATGCAAAGGCGGCTGCAATTGCTAAAGCATTTAGCGGCCCAAAGGGCTGGGCAATTCTTGCTGGTGCAGCCGTCGCTGCTGCTGCTGCAACAGCAGTGTTGACGAGTCAGACGAAGGGGATTGTTAGCGATCTTGATAATGCAAAAAACAAGACGGCAGCCGTTGCTACTGCAATGGATGGATTAGCTAACTCGGCTGAAGATGCTACAAATAAAATTGATGCTCAAAAAGAAGCTATCAATAATCTAAAAACGGCAATGGCCGGAATGCAAACTCCAGCACAGCGGATGAAAGAATCGGTAAAAGAATTCACTGCAACACTGGTAGCGGCAAATCAGGGGATCGTTTGGGATAACCACCCGTTGATTGTGGCGTTCAGGGAATCTGAATCAGGTTTTACCTCGCTTTCCAGTAGTATCAAAAATGAACTCGCAATCATGCGTGGTGAAGCTACAGAGACAGGCCTGAAGCTTCAGGAGATGCTGGACGTTGGCATTGATCCTGCGAAGGTTTCGGCTCTGCGAGATTTATTCAATCAGCGTGATGCTCTAACCTCGCAAAAAGAAAATGAGCAGTATTGGAAAAACCATGAACAAATGATGAAAAGTCAGGCGGATGCAATCTATTCGGCAATTGAAACGCCAGCGGATAAGCTATTACGTGAACAGGCTCGTGTTGATAATCTTGTGAAAAATGGCGTACTCACACAGGAGGCGGCAGATAAGTTCATTGAGAAGCTAAACTCTGAAATGGACGATGGCACTGATGGCACTGATGGCGCATCGAAAAAACCAATAACAAAATTCGCAGGGGCCATGCAGAGAGGTAGCAGCGAAGCACTTACCACAATCCTGAAAGCTGGAGCTGGGCAAAAGCAACTGGCAGAGCAAAAGAAGACGAACAAACATCTGGCAAAAATAGAAAAGCAAAAGGCACAGCAAGATGTCAACATCCAAGTGCAAGGAGGCGTATGATGGCGGTTGTTGGAAATGCAAAAGAACGCTGGGAAGGGAGAACATCAAGCTTCAACGGCGGTACATGGTCACAAGGTCGCGAGTGGCTTGTACAGACTGACAGCAAGACGGACCGAGAAGCTGTTGTTGGCACTGCAACGGGCTTGCCAACTTATGGTGAGGTGCATCCGGCACCAGTTAATGCAAGCATGCCAACCTACGCAAAAGAGATCACGTACGAACCTTTTGAAGGACCATTAGCCTGGCTTGTTAAAGTGCAGTACGATTCAGCCCGTGAGTTGAATAACGATCCTGTTGACGATGAGATATTAGTCTCGTGGACATCCGAGATTTACACAGAAGCGATATTTGAAGACACGAGCGGAAACGCAATCCTGAACAGTGCTGGCGATTATTTTATTGATCCGACACCAACACGAGAAGCATCACAACTAATTGCGAAAATAAAAGCCAACGTACTGAGTGTGCCGACGTGGGTTATCACAGCGCAGAACGCTGTAAATAATGGCCCTATTACAATCGGTGGTTTAGTTATTGCTACTGGGCTTGCTCGCATACAACGGCTCGATATCAGCGAGCGGAAAAAACGTGGAACGATAGCGTTTTACGAGCTTTCGTTTGAGGTGCATATCAAACGGGAAGGTTGGCACCTTGAACCGCTTGATGCCGGTTTCAGGGTGCTCGAAGGCGGCGTTGCTGTTCAGGCAAGAGACGATAACCAGGACGAGGTGACAACGCCAGTTCCGCTTAACGGTTCTGGTGGTTTACTTAATCCGGCAACGCCAGCCACCGCCGTATTCGGTGACTTTACAATCTATCAGGAAATCGATCTAACATCACTACCGGGGATCACATGACAGACGTGATCGGCATGAGTCCAGAATTCAACGAGCAGGTTAAGCGTACCGTTCGCGAAACTCTGCGGCGTTCGCGTGGACCTGAAAGAACAGCAGGACGATGGCACAAGAAAGGCGGCAGCGGCGGTGATCACAATGCGATACTTTTTCAAATAGTTTCTGCCGACTCAACCACACGTGAGGCCATTGGTCAGATTGAGGCTCGCACGTTTACCGGTCCTGCCTACGATTCTTTTCTTGATGATACCGTAGTGTATGTTTATGACCGAATGGGTTGTCTGTTTAATGAACCTAACGTGGATTTGACAGGGAGGTGGGGCAGAGCCGAGTTGTTTTTAATGAATAGTATGATGGAGGCAATGTTCTTCCCCGAAGGTTACCCGCCAGAAAAGATCTGGATTGTTACGGCTTTGTGTTGCCCTCAAACGAGTTGCGGAAGTTAAGATGGTATCAAAAGGAACACAGGGTGGTGGGTGTTGTTGCGGGGGGTGTCACAGCAAGCCTTACGACCCAGCTCTACCAACTACGGCATTCCAGCCTGTCACGGCGAAGTGCTGTAGCTGCATACCAAAAGCCATATGCATAACTGCTGATGTGCCGGGTGAGGATACTTTATACCGCGCCAGCTTTTCCGCATGTGAAGGTGCCTACGACACAGAAGGCGAACCGATCCTGTACACTGGATCGTTCGAGATGTTTGGTCAGGATGGCACAATAGTTATTCGCTTCGTGATCAACGATGAGGATGACTACTGCTATCTGAAGTATGAGTATGATGCACTGGGCGTGTCAGATACTATCCTGATCGACCACGCCGATCCCTCCTTAACTGAATGTGATGGGCGGCATAGCAAGCAGTGTTGTGAGTTTGAGTTCTCTTTCGATGTACCGGCTACTGCTTACGGCCCCGCGTTCACGTTAGCAATTCAACCTTCACCGGTCATCGTGGTATCGCAGAACACGAAGTGCTCCGGCTGTTCCTGTTTATGCCGTGATGCCTGTTTCGGAGTTTACACCCGAACGTCCGAGGATTTCACATACCGAGGTGACAGTGAGATTGTCACCGGCTTACTGACTGAGATATCGGCTCCCGGATGTAATGGTGGTCCGACTCAGGTGTATGGTACTGACATTATCTGGGAACGCACAGATGGGTGGATCGTTAAAGTTCCCGGAGTAATCGAACTACCTGTATCTGATCATACGGTTAACTCGGGTACAGAGGAAACTCCGGTGTGCAGCATAGCTAAGCTGCTGTGGTCTTCCGATGGAAACACTCATTCATTCACGGGTGGTGATTCCAGCGTGACCTATGACTTTAGTGCGAACGATCAGGTTGGCATTATGGTCAAGTGGCAGGGCTTGATGCATGACGAGAATGCCGTTGTCGAATTCTTCGCATGGAACTGGGATACAGAAGAATGGGACTCGCTAGGCACTGAGACAGGGCGGGAAGACACAGCTACTATAGTTAAAGCTGTGCAGTTCCCTTTGGAGTCCTATCATACGGATGATGACGGGCAGATCCAGATTAAGATCGAGACGGACGGAGCCTCTGAAATCCATCATGACATGCTCCGCATTCTTTTGGATCGTTGCTGCGTTCTGGAGTTAGTCCCTCCGTACGGCGTCGAGATGACCTACGCATCACACCCTTTCCGGAGATCATTAGAGTATCCGAACGGATGTCCAAACCCTGCGTTCTACTGGGAATTCACGGACGGCACAACCGACTACCTGATTAACTGGGGTTGTTCATGGTGTGGTGATCAATGTGGTTCCACCGTTGGTGGCTGCTGTAACCGACCTATCCCTCGCGTGCTTGCGGCGGACATAACAATGGGTTGCACCTCCTGCCCGGAAGTAACTGTTATGTTGTTCGAAGATGCAGGTTCAGGAAACATCTGGAATGGTACAGCAGAGCACTGCGGAGGTACGCTGACTGTCGTACTTACCTGCGGTGGTGATGGCGTATTCCACATACTCGTTACAGGTCTCGGCGGCTGTTCATTCGATGAAGACTGTGACACAGTCGTTTGCAATCCAATTCAATTAGAATGGTCTGGTAATTTTGACAATGGTATTGGCTGCTGCGGCGGCACTGAGACTCCACCGTCAACCTCAACAGGTATATTGATCACGGTGACAGAATGAACCCCGAATGTAAATGTCCACTATCCGGTTATTGTAACCGGCATAAGATTAACAAGAACCGCCGGCAACACCAGTTATGCAAAGGTGAAGCGAACACCCATGACTGCGGTTTAAAATACTGGCAGGCATGGGAGGATGGCCAGTTAGGTGCCACGCAGCCGGATAACCCCATTCACCTGCCGGATGGCTTTTGCGGGAAGACCAGAGAAGGCAAGCCTCAGAAAACTCCTATTGTATCCCGCATCGGAGATGAGCTGCACGCAATCATTCACCGAGAAACCGGAGTTGTCATCCCCTGTGCTGATTGCCGGAAACGAATCAACCTGCTTAATACTCAGACCCAGTACGAGGCTAAAGTTAACCGGGAAACAACGATATCCGATATTGTTGGGAATGCTAAGCGGGTGGCACCTAAACTATGGCAACGGCTGGCAGTGATGGCTGAGTCGGCAATCGACAATGCCGGTCTGCTTCCGTATAGTAGTTTCGCACGTAAGAAAGTGGGTGCATGGGTTGATGAGGCTATCAAAAACGGTGAGCTGCCGCAGCCTGTTCGACCGGTAAGGCAGCACGTTCCGAGAAGACATGGCAGAGCGGAACCAACGCAGGATCAGACACGACTGTGGAAAAAGGCTATTTCCCACAAGCCTGTGCCGAAGCCTTTTAATGGCAAGCCGGTCATAAATCTTGTATGGCACCTGTGGCCAGTACCAGGGACTTGGCAGTGGCATGTTGAAAGGCTTAACGAGCTTATCCCTAAATGCGACGGGCAGGTCATCATTGGCATTACCGTTGATGAAGACACCGATCAGGCAGAAGTGGTTAAGGCGGCAATAAAGGGTGATGTGCATTTCATCGTGACAGAGAATGTCCCGATTTCTTCTTCGCACGTAACACCGGTTGGAGAGCAGTTGACGGCAATACCGGCATTTGAAATGCTTGACAAATCCATCGACAGCATAACTATCTACGGCCATGGTAAAGGTGCTCGGGATCATACAAAGGTATCTGAGCCTGTCCGCATCTGGACGGAATGCATGTATGAGACGGTTTCGTTCAACGTCGACCAGACAATTAAAGCCATGGAGGAAGGCTACGATGTTGTTGGGTCATTCCGGACATTTGGTAATACCGGTATCAGCACAAAGATGAATTGGCACTATGCCGGAACCTTCTTTAACTTCCGTACAAAGATACTTGAGTTTGCTCCTCCGTTTCAGTTGAGATATGGGGGAGTCGAGTCGTGGCTCGGAGATTTCGTTCCTGCACGTAATTCCTATTGCGTGATACGGGATAATTCGCCGATCATGTATCAGTACAACGAAAAGTTCTCGCCCAATATCATTGCGGAACAACTGCACTGGGAATCAGAACGGTTTGGCGGCGTCAAGATGGAGCAGCATGCCAGAGAATTCGACTGGCTTGTGTCACAGCTTTCCGACTGCCGTAGCCTGTTGATCATAGGAAGCCGACATGGCGGCATGGAGCACTATCTGGCGAAGAGGCTTCCGCAGCTTGACGGAAACATCGTATCCGTCGATATCGATCCCCTGCCGGGCAATACGGCCCCTCGGCTGATCGTTGGCAGCAGTGCCGATAAAGACGTTCAGGCTCAAATAATCAAAGAGCAGGCTTATTATGATGCTGTCTTTATCGACGGCGACCATCTGGCCGAGGGTGTACGAGCGGATTGGGAATTTGCAAAGAGCGTAACCGGTGGGCAGATATTCTTCCACGATTTCACCCCAGACCTGTATCACAGGGCGACGGGATGCGAAGTTCATAAGGTATGGCCAGAAATACAAACGGAAGCCAAGTTGAAAGGCTGGAAGGTTTCGAGCAAAACAGTAGGCTGCGGATGGGGAGGGATTTCACAAGTTGACACTAAAAACACGACTACCCTCGGCATAACCAAGCAACTACAATCCAGCTAACTCAAGCACAGAAGCAAAAACCATGCTAACATTTGCACAAGCACATAACCTTTCCGAACCGTCTCTCTGGACAATTGTGATTGTACTTGCGGGGATAGTTGCAGCGCTCGGTAAAGCGGCCTGGAGGCGGCTAAACGACTGCGAAGACGACCGCAAAGTGTTGCACAAAAAAGTTGGACGACTCGAAGTTTCGTATGCGATTCTGGCCGGCAAGCCGATCGACCCCGACAACCAGGACTCTTAAAAAGGACACACCATGGCGGTTACTTACACTGACATTTTAACCTACGCACCAGGTCTTACAGACCCGGCTGAAATCGTGGCGGCATTGCAGGCCGATGCGCGGTACAAACGGGATACGGATGCTGCTGCACTTTACCGCGTGCTGGTCAACGAGTTTCAGGTGCTGCGGGTTGTCAACGGAGTTGCGACAGGCCCGCTGGAAGATTATATGGCTGGGCTGGATACGGGTGTTCCAGCTTACGCTATGTTCGTTGATGGATACCGGCAATTCCTAACGAACCCGTGGAGCGTTACCGAAGCGATCCGGGCAACACTTCCCGAGATCGGGATGCTGGTAACTGGGATCTGCGATATTGTTGCGGGCTTGGTGGACGCACGAGGAGGCAGTGGAGACCAGGTCAAGGCTCGTGTTGACGAGTTGACGGGTGGCCGGTTGTTTGGGTCGGTAACGCTCGGCGAAGTCAACGCAGCGATTGATGCCGAAGCCGAACGAGTCGCAGCGGAAGCACTCGAAACGCAACGCATGGAACTGTGGCAAGCGTGGCAGGCACTTTACAACACTCACGTTTCTCCGGTGCTGGACGGAACTGATCCAACGGTGGCTAATCTATTGGCCGGTGCTCGGTTGCTGGTGATTGATTTGGAGGCGTTGTAATATGGCGTTTGCAATTGACGACCTTGACAGCGTGGGTGCTCACTGGCGGGCGGATGCACTAGGGTATGCCGACGGGAACGACGTTTCCGCGTGGGCGGATTCGTCGGTAAACGCCGTTGATCTAACAGCAACTGTCTACCCTACGTTTCACACAAATCAACTCAATGGCCTACCAGCAGTACGATTCAACGGCACAGACCACCGAATGGTGTCGTCAGTGGACTTGCCATGTGCGGGCTGGGCAGCACCAACGGTAATAGCGGTTATAAAAACTACCTCAACCGCGACTTACAACGGCGTCTTGACCCTCGACACCGTTTCGCCGGCGACTAACCCGAACGTGTATTCGGTTTGGTTTGGTTCAACCCGTATCCTCTATTTGCGAGGGACAGCCAATTACACCAGCCCTGGTTCGACTGCTTCGGGGTGGTGTCTTGTGAGTATGACACACGGTCTCTACGCTCGGGGAGGAGCAAAGGACGGTCTGCTGTCGCCGCAGACTAGCAGCGTTGGCACAGGCGACAAAATCACGGCAAACCTCAAGCCGACAATGGGTTACTGGCCGTTCAGCGGCAATCAATACGGTGGGTTCGATCTGGCGGAAATGGTATTGCTAAATGAAACCACACTCTCGGAGAGACTGCATGTCGAGGGTAGTCTGGCTGACAAATATGCGATCACATTGGCAGTAGACCACCCGTTTTTTAGCGGACCGCCGACAACTCAGCCGGGAGCAGCCGGGGCCAGCCAATCGTTCCATCCGTTGGGGGGTGCGTAATGTCTATCTACGCAGTCAACGGAAAAGAGCCAGTTGCAGCATGGATACCGTCGCTCGACACGGCAGGCAATGGTACAACTACGCTGACGGATTTAGTCGGGAGCAATAACGGCACGCTCACCAATATGGACGCGGCAACCGATTGGGTTGCTGATACTGGTGCGGGTGGTGTGCGGGCTTTGGATTTTGATGGGGTGGATGACATGGTAGTGAGCGGAACATCGCTGCTATCAGGCGTTTCTGCGTTTTCCTATTCTGTTTGGCTATATCAACGTGTGGCCGCGTCTTTTGCTGGTGTTTTGGGGAAATACCAGAGCACATCGAACGACATGGAACTCATTATTGCATCGTCGTCTATTATCCAGACTGTCAGGACCAGTTCTTCTGCACAATATCGGCAGACTGGCTCGATTGTATCTATTAACGCATGGCATCATGTCGTAATTGCTTTCGATGGATCACAAGCATCGCAAGTCGATAGAATGCAAGTTTATTTGAATGGTTCGCCGCAATCGCTATCGTCAAATGACTTGCCAACCATTGCACCTGTAAATTCTGAGCCTTTCAGGATTGGGCGTTATCCTGGTCCGTCTGGCTCAACAATCGACGGACTAATAGACGATATTCGAATATTCGACACTGCCCTAAACGCAACCGACGTAGCCTACCTGTACAACAGCGGCAACGGACGCGGGCGAGTCGTCGAAGCTGCAACCGCCTACACGTTCCACCCGTTACAGCGAGCGAATTACCATCCACTAAGGTACACTTAATATGATGCAGGTATTCTTCAACACGGACGGCACAGGACTGACCGCGATCATCACCGTGATTGTAGACGGAGACCACATCGATCCTGACAGTTGGCCGATTACAAACGATCCGGCAATCGTGTTATCGAGTCATCCGGCAGCAACGAAAACCGTCACAGCAATCGACACTGGCGTTTTCAAAGTTGTGTGGTCCTCACTGTCTCCAGCGTTAGCTCATGGCGACGTTGTGTTTATTGCGGTGGATGGCGAGCTGTCTACTGTTGCGTGGACGACATGGCAGATTCCGGTGCAGTGCGTCCATTTGCCTAACACAGTGACACCGGCAACACCGACAGACGTTACGGATTCAGAGTCTGTTATCACGAGTACAATTTCAACCCTGAACGATTTTGATCCTGCTGTGGATGTTGTGGCTCATGTGACTCTGGTTGATACTACGACGGCAAACACCGACATGCGTGGCACCGATGGAGCTAACACGGTGACGCCTGCAACACCTACAGACGTTACGGCTGCACTGGTGGCACTGGATCTTGACACGGCTTTGATTGCACAGGGATCAGAGCGTGCTGTCAATGTCGATGTCAATCACAGGGTCCATGCAAATGTTTATAACATACAGGCTAACGCATTGGATGCGAGCGCTTTGTCTGCTGATGCGGTGACAGAGATTCAGGCCGGTTTGGCTCGCACCGGTGCGGACGGCGACACACTGGAAACGCTCAGCGATCAGATTGACGGACTCGGCGGCGGTGGTGATGCGACCGAAGCCAACCAGATCGAGATTCTGGCTGCACTATCTGGCGGAGCTGTCACGGCATACTCGCCAGTCAACGCTGCCGGCGATGTCACGATCATCAAGGGCGACGACTACCTCGGCACACGCCTGGCCGTTCGCATCGATGATGTGGGTGGCACATTGCTGGCGTACCTGCAAGGGGCATCAGTGACAAGCGTATCGCTCGGGGCTGGGATTGACAGCAATGTCAATCAGGTGGTCGGCACGATTGACCCAGACGACGGTGTGTATGCAGACAATATCACAACGCTGTACCCGCAAATCACATCTGCCGACATTACGGGG